TTACAGGTCCCGGCTGCACACTTACTCTGGGAACGTCCGGCACTCTTCCTACTCCGTTTACTTTCGCGGATTTGTGGATTACTCAGGTAAATGGTAGTATAATCTCATAAGCTCTTATTATATTTTATAGAATATGATATGTTTTTTTTGGCTAAAAAAGACCCCCAAATGCTGTTCTGATGCTTATTTTGCGTCGGCGGCTTGTGTATACAAGAGAATGTTACTAGTGAAGGAGCCCGGGGCGAAGGGGCCCCGTGGCTCTACCCCCCTCACTGACAGAGGCGAGGCCTCAGGCGGAGCGAGGAGGCGACGAAGGAGCCGGTCGAGCGATGGCCGGGCCGCTGCAAGTATATGCGAAAAGAGTGTGAGGATATAGGGTGACGTCCCGCGACACTATGGACGAAGTCCATAGCTTGGGGTGCCCTATATACCACACGGCCACTAGGGTAACTAAGGTCCATACCATAGGGTATCGAGAAACGGGGGGACAACAGGTAGTAGATATTGTCTACGCCCCTGTTCAGTGTTACCCCCCGTTTCATTCCTATGATGTATGCTCTCGTCCTATGGTACGAAAGCTCATAGTGAATTGAAATCGTTTTGCAGCGATGGGACGTACACCACTGTCACTTGTTGAAGTGATGCCTGAGCTATAGCTCGTACATCACTATTGTGGTGTTGTTGTTTGATATATCGTTATTTTACGATTATATCCATACATCATATGTTAGATCAGTGTTTCCTAAGAGTGAATCATTACTCTTGGAATTTTCACTGATTGGCGTGGATTCTTGCATCATGTTGTCTACATATATACACTTTAGTGGTATTATGGCTGGCTTTGCTGGTTCTTCGACTACTACGACAGGGGCTTCAGCCTCTGGAGCTATAGTCTTTTCAACCACTTCAGCAGCTTCTTTAACCATTGGATAAACACACATCTCTTTGTTAAGATGTCTTATGTCCCATCTGTCAGCACTAAGTGTGCTTTGGTCTGGTTCGAAGTTACTAAAGCACACCACATGAGGCGTAGCGTTGATTTTGTTGCAACTATCGTATTTAGGCGAAAATACAAGTCCATTCTTTATCATTTCGACTATACTCATGTTCAAGTGTCCGTCCATTGAACGTGTGTAATCGAAAATCACAGTACGTTCCCCATTGTACGCATGGGCGATGTCGGACGTTTTTGAGTTCAAAAAGTATGCACAGTCGCCCTTTGATAGGAGGTATTTAGCAAACGTTGTTTTGCCACATCCTCCTATTGTGTCAACGTACCATATGATCTTGCGCTTATGAGGATCGTTTTCGAGTTCCTCGATAAGTTCTTGTTCCCATATGTACAGGCGCAAGTTATTCATCTCAGCATCAAGTCTAGCCTCGCTTGATTCTCGAACGATAGCAGTAATCGCTCGTTGAATACCAGTCGAGTATTTGATGGCTTTTTCTGGGAACTCTTGCAGTATTGCACCAAAGTTTGGGTTAGCTTTTATAGCGTCATAGAGTTCATCCCAGTCGCTACGTTTACCTCTACCTTCGTTAACTTCTGTAAACACGCGCTCATAAATATTGGCGTTAAAGCCGTATGCTGGTCCATTTATGCCTTGCGCAGTGTATTCCTCATGTGATTGTAGTCCTTTCGAACAGTAGATCTTGTTGAGATCTCTTTTAGCAACTGCTAATTCGACATGGACTTCTGACTTCTTACCAGCAACAGGGTCAAGTAATTTCTTGATTCCTGCTATACGCTGTGGTTTTAACAGTTCGATATAGCCCTGTAGGTGTTCTACACCGTCTGCTGTAAGTTCGTGTCCGTAGATGATGTATTTGCATACGGATGCGTTTATCTTCTGGATCGATTCTATTTCTTGTTTGCAGGGCTTTATCCAGGTAAAGCACCAGTTTCGTCCGGAGATTTGGCTTTGAGATTTTTGTAACATGATGTTGTTTGCGTGAAGTATATATACTTAGCGTTACAAAATTTCTAAAAAATTATTAATTAATTCATTAATAATTAATTATTATTTTTTTATTATTATTATGGTGGCTATTTATATATACCCACCTTATGTCCAAACCTTATACTGCTGCACAAAAACGAGCTGCCGTTGCGCGTAAAGCAAAACGTGCTAAGCCCATGAAGCTCTATAAACAGCCACGAGCACTTGTGATACCATCTGATGGTAGAAGAGCCATTTATAGAGGTCATGGTGACTATAAGAAGTCTGTAGGATACCAGATTGGAAAAGATATTGGCGGAGCTATCGGATACGGAGCTCAGCATCTTATAAAGTTCCTAACTGGTTTTGGAGACTACAAGGTTACTTCTAACTCTCTAATGGGTGGTTTGTATGATCCACCCGAACTCCGTAATCTTCGAGATCGTGGAGTCGTCGTAAGACACAGAGAGTATATTACAGATATCAATGCATCTTCCGCATTTACATTACAGGCGTTTTCTATAAACGCAGGTTTACCAGCTACATTCCCATGGCTATCTCAGATAGCAGAAGCTTTTGAGGAATACTACATTACTGGAATGGTGTTTGAGTATAAGACATTGTCAGCTGATTACACTAGCGCTGCATCTGCAGCATTGGGCTATGTGGTAATGGCTACTCAATACAACTCACTGAATCCAGTGTTTCCAGATAAGAAGACTATGGAGAACTACGAGTTTGCAAATAGTGCTAAACCGTCAGATTCGTTCATACATCCAGTAGAGTGCAAACGTTCCATAACCCCAGTTTCGGAGTTGTATGTAAGGACTGGCGCAGCTCCAGCAAATGCAGATCTACGATTGTATGATCTTGGTTCATTTCAGATCGCTACAGGCGGTAACTCGGGTACCGGAGTCATCGGCGAACTATGGGTGACTTTTGAAGCCGTATTATGCAAGCCTAAGCTTGTAGAGGCTATAGGGTATGATGTTCAAACAGATCACTATAGGATGACAGGAGTAGCGGATGCAACACCGTTAGGTACAGCTCAGACTCTTCAGGCAGGCAGTCTTTTAGGAACAACGATAGCATCGAATGTTATATCAATGCCTGACAATGTGATTAATGGAACGTACTTGTTGTCATATAGCGTATCCGGATCCGCTTTGACTGCTGTAACACAACATCCTTGGACTATTGCTAATGGATCACAGCTCGCAGTATGGCGTGGCGGTACATCGTCTGAAATCGCGAATGTTAATACTAACACTCTGATCTATATGGATGAGTTTGTATTCCGCGTTACAGGTCCCGGCTGCACACTTACTCTGGGAACGTCCGGCACTCTTCCTACTCCGTTTACTTTCGCGGATTTGTGGATTACTCAGGTAAATGGTAGTATAATCTCATAAGCTCTTATTAT